GCAAGCAGATGCTCGGGCAGACCGATCAGGTGAAGCAGCAAGTCGAATTGACTGCGCGCGTCGAGACGGTGGATTATACTAAGCTCTCAACAGAGGCCCTCCTCGAACTTTCAAACGCGATGATAGATGCAGCTCCCGAGGATAACGACAGCGGATCGTGACCTGATCGACGCTGAGCTCTGCCGTCGGTCGGTGCTTCACTTTGCGCGGACCTTCTGGCCGGTGCTCGAGCCCGGGCGCATGCTCGTGACCGGCTGGCCGATCGAGGCGATCGCGGAGCACCTCGAGGCGGTCACTCGCGGCGAGATCCGCAAGCTCCTGATCACCGTCCCGCCGGGCTCGATGAAGTCACTTATGACCCGCGCCTTCTGGCCGACGTGGAGCTGGATATCGAACCCGTCGCTTCGATATATCGGCGCGTCCTATGCCGAGGCTCTGGCCGCGCGAGATAACCGCAGGGCGAAGATGATCGTCGAGAGCGACCGCTATCGCCGCCTCTTTCCGCAAGTGCAGCTCTCGAGCGATCAGGCGCAGAAGGTGAACTTCGCCAACACCGAGACCGGCTCGATGATGGCGACCTCGGTCAAGGGCCGAGCCACCGGGGAGCGCGGTGACGTTTTCGTGATCGACGATCCGCACAACGTCCTCGAGGCCGAGAGCGAAGCGATCCGGGGCGAGACGCTGCAATGGTTCCGCGAGGTCGTCCCGAGCCGGGTCAACGATCTCGATCGCAGCGCCTTTGTCTGCATCATGCAGCGCGTGCATCACGAGGACGTGGCCGCAGCGGCGATCGAGCAGGGCTATGAGCACCTCCTGATCCCGATGCACTATGACAGCACCCGGGCGCGCACGACCTCGATCGGCTGGACGGATCCGCGCCGGGACGAGGGCGAGCTGATGTGGCCGGAGCGGTTCTCGCAGAAGGCGGTCGACGATCTCGTCAAGACGCTCGGACCCTATGCCTCCTCGGCCCAGCTCGAGCAGCGACCGACGCCGCGCGAGGGCGGGCTTTTCAAGGCGGATCGGATCCAGAAGATCTCGGCCGTGCCGGACGAGGAGATCGTTTGGTGCCGGGCGTGGGACTTGGCCGCGACCGATGGAGGCGGCGCATATACCGCAGGCGTGCTCGTCGGGTGGCGTGTCGAGGCCCAGCGCGTGATTATCGCCGACGTTAAGCGCGCTCGACTTGGCCCGGAGGGCGTGCGAAAGCTGGTGGCGGATACCGCAGATTTCGACGGCGTCGCCGTGCCTCTCTCGATCCCGCAGGATCCGGGACAGGCTGGCAAGGCGCAGGCGCGGGACTTCACGGTTCGCCTCGCAGGCTATCGCGTGCGGATCGAGCCGCAGAGCGGATCCAAGGAAACGCGCGCCGAACCGCTCGCCGCGCAGGTCGAAGCCGGGAACGTCGACATCGTCGAGGGAGATTGGAACCGAGACTTCATCGAGGAGCTTCGACATTTCCCCAGAGGCGTGTATAAGGATCAGGCAGACGCTGCGAGCTCGGGCTTTAATGCCGTCGCGCCGAAGCGGCAGAAGAAGTCCGGTCTGTTCGCGATCGGGGATCATGTGGGCAACAAGGCGAGGCCGGTCTGATGGCAAAAGCACCAACGAAGGCAACGGCGACGCGCGAGCTTGGAGCGGCCGGGAACTATGGGCGGGACGATCAGCTCCGCCCGGACGAGTTCCTGCCAAAGCTCCGAGGGCTAAACGCGACCCGGACATTCCGCGAGATGAAGGACAACGACCCGATCATCGGGGCGATCCTTATGGCGTTCGAGATGCTCCTCCGGGCGGCAGAGTTCCGCGTCGATGCGGCGAACGACAGCCCGGAGGCCGAGGAGGCCAAGACCTTCGTCGAGCAATGCTTCGAGGACATGGAGGGCACGACGGACGATTTCCTCGCCGAGGTTCTCACGTTCCTGCCCTTCGGCTTCTCGGTCTTCGAGGTGGTCTATAAGATCCGGTCCGGCCGCAACACCGAGGATCCGGCGCGATACTCGCAGTTCAGCGACGGCCGCTATGGGATCCGCAAGCTCGCGCCGCGCGCCCAGTGGACGATCGACCGGTTCCTGACCGACGAGAACGGCACGATCACCGGCGTGCGCCAAAGCGCGCTCTCGCTCAAGCTCGGCTCGGTGGATATCCCGGCGTCGAAGATGCTGCACTTCCGCACCTCGACCGTGAACAACGATCCCAGCGGACGCTCGCTTCTCCGCAACGCCTTCACCTCCTACCACTACGCCTCGCACATCCAGATGATCGAGGCGATCGCAGTCGAGCGGGAGATGAACGGCATCCCGATCGGCAAGATCCCCTCGGAATACCTCGGCGAGGCCGCGACCTCGGCGCAGCAGGGCTTCACAAACGCCTTCAAGAAGATCCTCCGCGACGTCAAGTTCAACGATCAAGGCTTCGTGCTCATCCCGTCAGACGTTTACGAGAACGACGACGGGACCAAGACCTCGATCCCGATGGTCGAGTTTGACCTTATCAGCGCCAAGGGAACGCGCTCGATCCCGACCGGCGAGGTCATCCTCCGGCATCAAGAGAACATCGCCCGATCAGTTCTCGCCGACTTCCTGATGCTAGGCAGCGGCAAGACCGGATCCTTCGCCCTTTCCAAGAGCAAGACGGACCTATTCTTGACGGCCGCAAGCGGGTTCACCGAGGCGATCGCCGCCGTGCTGAACCGGCAGCTCTTGCCTCGGCTCTGGGAGATCAACGGCTTTGACCCGGACCTCATGCCCAAGATCGGGTTTGGCGAGATCGCGCCGGTGGATCTGGCCGAGCTCGGCGCGTTCGTGCGCGACATCGCAGGCGCAGGGATGCAGATCTTCCCGGACGACGACACCGAGAACACGCTCCGGCGCGCCGCAGGCTTCCCAGAGAAGAGCATGGACCCGGATCTTCTCGGGTCAACAACCCAACCACTTGACGAGGGAGTTCCCGAATGAGGTTTCAAGTCTACCCGCGCGGCATCTGGATGACGCTCGATGACTTCACCGTGCAAGCGATCGAGACCTCGATGTCCGGCGCGACGATGATCGTGCACGCGCCGGGCTTGCAGTTCCCGGTCATGAACGGCGTCGAGTTCATCGAGAGCGACGCCTTCGCGCGTGACTTCGTTGAGATGAGCCCGCAGCGGTGGATCCGGACCTCCTCGATCAAGTCGATGCAGCGGTTCGGGGACGATTACATCCGGGTCGTGCTCGAGGACGTGCGGCAATTCTTCGACCTCTTCCCGGGGGACGCGACGCTCAAGCAGGTCTACAACGAGTTCCGGGCCAAGCTCCCCAAGGCTCCCTCGTTCCTCTCTCTGGACGTCGCCGCATGAACGCCGCGATCCGCAAGATGACCGCCTCGGATGCGGTGGCCGTCTTCTTGCGGGCAGCGGAAGGCATGGATCCGAAGATCGCGCGGGCGTTCATCGCAGCGATCGAGCAGATCCGGACCCGCGTCCCGGCCGAGCAGATCGCCCGGATGATCGAGCGGCGCGACTTCGTCTCGCTCGAGAACGCCTTCTCCGGGCACTTTAGCTCGAGCGAATGGCAACCCTACGGCGCGGCGATCGAGCAGGCCGTCCTCGCAGGCGTGAAGGCCGCCAGCGACACGCAAGGCGTCGTAAACGGCGCGCAGGAGGACTTCCAGATCGCGGTCGGGCTCAACCCGCGCCTCGAGCAGTTCGCTCTCACGCTCACCTCGACCCGGATCCGGGAGATCGACCAGACGACGCGCGACACGATCCGGCAGGTCTTGCAGCGCGGGCTCACGGCCGGGGACGACCCCTTCGCGATCGCCCGGCAGATCCGAGGCTCGATCGGGCTCACGCGCAGGCAGGAGGCGGCGGTCTCGAACTACGAGCGGATGCTGCGCGCCCTCGATCCCGAGGCGCTCGAGCGCAAGCTGCGCGACCGGCGCAGCGATGGATCCGTCGAGCGGGCGATCCGCAACGACAAGGCGCTCACCGAGGCGCAGATCCGGTCGCTGGTCGATCGGTATCGCGACCGTTATGTCAAATACAGGGCGAACGTCATCGCCCGGACCGAGAGCATCCGCGCCGTGCAGGGCGCGCAGTGGGAGCTCTTCCAAGACATGATAAACAAGGGCCAGATCGACGCTCGACAGGTCCGCCGGAACTGGATCCACACCGGCGACGCGCACGTCCGCAACGCGCACTTGCAGATCCCGAGCCTCAACGAGCGCGGCGTCGGGCAGGCCGAGCCCTTCACGAGCCCTCTCGGGCCGATCCTCTACCCGGGCGACCCCAGCGCGCTCGCGGCAAATACTATTCAATGCCGGTGCGCGGTCTTCGCGCGCATCATCTCTCGCGGCCTACTCCCGGACACCTCCCCGGGGGTCGTGGTCGCGCCGCCCCCGCCGCCGCCTCGGCCGGTCGCTGCTCGCCCACTCCCGGCGATGACCGACGAAGAGCGGCGGCGGAGGGTCTGGGCGAACAAGAGCGTCGACGAGCGCCTCAACGTCGCGCCCGCCTTCATGCAGTCGGACGTCGACCGGCTTGCGGTCATCGAGAAGCTCGGAAACCTCACGGGCGGCGTGACCTTCGTCAAGTCGGGGGCGTGGCATGAGACG